TTCAGCAAAAACGCCGCTGCCCTGCGTAGATTCGCTCCGGAAACCGACGCGCTGGCGATTCGCCTGGACGTGTTGAAGAAGTTGGCCGAGTTCATTCATTCACGTTTTCCGCAGCATAAGGAAGCGTTTGCGGAGATTTTGCAGCCGTTCGGGGAGGTATTAGCCGATGGATGATTTAAAGAAAATCGCCGCCAAAATCGCGAAATGTTTAGCACTGGCCACATCCGACAACCCGGCGGAAGCCGAGGCCGCGAAGCGCCAGGCCGACGCCTTGATGCGGAAATACAGCCTGACATCTACGGACGTGCTGGCTGCGCGGGCAGGACAATACAGCGCTAAAACCGGCGGCAAATATAAACCGCCGGTCTATGTGTGCCGGCTGGCTGGCATCATCGCCAACGCATTTGGCTGTGAAGCGTTATCTGGATCTGGCTGCGGCTGGGTGCAAAGCGAGATGATATTTATCGGCCTGGGCATCAAGCCGGAGCTGGCGGGATATACATTTGACGTGCTGCGCCGGCAGCTCATCAAAGATCGGGCGGCTTATCAAGCGACACTGAAACGCTATAAGCGCGAAAACAAAACCCGTATGGCCGATTTATTTTGCCAAGCCTGGCTTCATAAAATCCATGCGCAGGTGCAAGCGTTTGCCGGCAATGAACAAGACAAAGCCGCGATCGAGGCTTACAAGGTGAAGCACTTCGACAACGTAACGCAAGATAAAAGGGAAGCGGCAAAAGTGCGCAGCACAAACGATTTTGACGCTATTGCCAAGGGGATAAATGCGGCCAGCGATGTTTCGATGGCTAAAACCTCCACCAAAGAATTCCTCAAAGGCATCGGCCAGCTCGCCGACTCGTTCCGCCAGCGGATCGAGTCGGAGGTGGACGGCTTTGCCGCCGATCCCAAGGCAAGCGCCGAGCGCCGTTTGCGCGCCCAGGGCGATTTCGAGTTCTTCTGCAAAACGTACTTTCCGCACTATGTAAAGAAGTCGAATTCGGTCCTGCACGATTATCTATACCAGCGCCTGCCGGAAATCGCCGACTCCAAGGAAGCCGAAACCGACGCGATCGCCGCACCTCGCGGCGAGGCCAAATCGACCATCACCAGCCAGTTGTTCGTGCTGTGGTGCGTCATCACCGGCCGCAAGAAATACCCGATGATCGGCATGGATGCGTTCGACCAGGCGGCGATCATGCTGGAAGCGATCAAGGCCGAGCTGGAATTTAACCCGCGTTTGTCGCTGGACTTTCCCGAAGCGATGGGCCGCGGCCGCGTGTGGCAAACGGGCGTGATCGTAACCGCGAACAACGTCAAGATCGAGGCGGTCGGCCGCGGCAAGCGTATCCGGGGACGCCGGCACGGTCCATACCGTCCGGACCTGTTCATTGGCGACGATCTGGAAAACGACGAGAACGTCAACACGCCGGATCAGCGCGACAAATTGCAAAGCTGGCTGACCAAGGCGGTGCTGAAACTCGGCGGAGCCGGCGAAAAGTTCGACGTGATCGTGATCGGCACAATCCTGCATTACGACTCGGTGCTGAACCGGCTGCTGAAGAACACACTCTGGCGTTCAAAAAAGTTTAAGGCGGTAATCCAGTGGCCGGACAACATGGACCTGTGGGACCGCTGGGAAGAGCTGCTGCTGAACGTCAGCGAAGAAGCCGCCGGCGCGTTTTACCGGGATAACGAGGCGGCGATGAACGCCGGCGCGATCGTATCCTGGCCGGCCGGGCGGCCCTTGGTCGCATTGATGAAGCTGCGCGCCCGCGACGGCCACGCCGCCTTCGATTCCGAATTGCAGAACGATCCGCTCAGCGACGACGACGCGCCGTTCGCGGCCTGCATCAACTTCTGGGTCAACCGCCTGGCCGACTGGATTTTTTACGGCGCCTGCGATCCGTCGCTCGGCAAGAAAGGCGCAAGCCGCGACCCATCCGCCTTGCTGGTGGGCGGCTTCAACCGCAACACCGGCATTCTCGACGTGATCGAGGCGGCGATTAAAAAGCGCCTGCCGGACAAGATCATCGAGGACGTGATCGCCTTGCAGCGCGAATATTGCTGCCAGGTGTGGGCGATCGAAACCGTGCAGTTTCAGGAGTTTCTGAAAACCGAGCTGGTCAAGCGCTCGGCCGCGCGCGGCATTCCGGTGCCGGCGCGGGCGGTGGTGCCGCATGCGGACAAACTGCTGCGCATCGAATCTTTGCAGCCGCACATGGTCAACGGCCTGATCCGCCTGCATCCGAGCCAGCACACGCTGATCGAGCAGCTGCGGCACTTTCCGAAAGCGGACCACGACGACGGGCCGGATGCCTTGCATATGCTGTGGATGCTGTGCGTGTCGGGATCGAACAAAACCTATCAAGGGATTAATCTCAAATGGCTATAAACCGCACCTCCGACCAATTCCTGCTGGACGCTTATACCGGCCAGGGCGGCTTTGCGACTGGCGATTATCTGGTCACGCATCCCCGCGAATCGACCGACAAATTCACGCGACGCAAGGAGCTTGCGGTTTATCCGAACTTTACCCGCAAGATCGTCGATGTATTCATGGGTTTTTTGTGGCGTACCGCGCCGAATCGCGAGGTAGACGATCTCTACACCCAGTTTCTCGCCAACGCTGACGGTAATGGCAATAAGCTTGATACGTTGCTGTTTACCTATCAGCGCCTGGCGATGATCCTGGGCACCGTCTATATCATCGTCGATAAACCGAGGGCTCAGGGCCAGACCCGCGCCGACCAGGCGATGCCTTATCTGGCGCTGCGCTTGCCGCGGCAATTGGTCAACGAGGTCAAGGATGTCAACGGCGAATGGGAGTCGGTTTCGTTTTCCGAGACGGCGGCCGGCGTCACCATTACCCGCACCTTTACCAAGACGGGCTGGAAGGTCGATAGCGCGATCGGCGACAGCACAACCACGGCGGCCGGAACGTACGATTTCGGCCGCGTGCCGGTCGTGCGCCTGCATATCGCCAAGCCGCTGAATCCTTATGACACGCAAAGCCAGTCGTGGGTTTACGACCTGGCAGGGCTGAACTGGGATCTCTACAATCTGCGCTCGGAGCTGCGCGATCTGTTCCGCGCGCAAACCTTTGCGATCCTGGCGTTGCCGGTGGCTGACGAGTCGGAACGCGAGCGGTTGAAGGATTTGACGATCAGCACCGAAAACGCGCTGACCTACAACCCGACCGGCGGCGGAGAACCGAAATTTATCGCGCCGCCCGCCGATCCGGTTGATCTCTATATGAAGCAGATCGCCGACACGATCACCGATATCTACCGGGTGGCAAACCTGGAATTCGTCGGCGGCGTGCAACAATCGGGGGTAGCGCTGGCGTTCCACTTCCAGGAAGCGAATAGTTCGCTGCGGGGCATGGCCGAGCAGTGCGAGCAGGCCGAGAATGAAATAGCCCGGCTGGTGTACCTGTGGCAGGGGCAAGAGTTTAACGGCAATATCGCCTATGCGAGCGATTTTAATTTGACCGATCTGCAACAGGCGATAGGCATCGCGATGGATTCTGTCAATCTGGGGCTGGGCGCCGAATTCGACAAGACAATCAAGAAGCGCCTGGCGCGGCAGATCCTCGCCAACGATACGGCGCCGAGCACGATGCAGGCGATCGACGACGAGATCAATGCGCAGGGCGACACCTACGGGGACAGGCTGCAACAGCAGGCATGAGCAATGTGATCGAGCTATTCCCCCGCGATGACCAGCCAACCGCCACGGGGGAAGCGTTTTGCCTTCAATGCCGGCATGAATGGCAGGCCGTTGTGCCGATCGGAAAATCAGTCTGTGAGATTCTGCTGGAGTGTCCGCAATGCCAAACTATGACGGGGCGGCCGCACTACGATTTCGCGCCGGCCGGCAAGGTATGGGAATGCGATTGCGGCTGCCAGTTGTTCTACATCATGCCGGAAGGCCATTTCTGCCCTAATTGCGGCAATTACAACCGCTATTAGACCTATGGCCGACTACACCGAACTCTATCGCCGCTTGGCGCAAGAAATCCTCAAACACGACGGCAAGATAACCGGCGACGCCCGCGCCTTTGTAGCTCGCCTGACCGAAACGTTCCAGGCCGAAGGCTGGCAGCTCGGCCCCGAGGCCGAAGCGGCGCTGGCCGACTACCTGGCCGGCGCGCAAACCGCGATCCGCTCCGCCATCACCGGCGCCCTGACCACGGCCGCCGGCGCGGGCCTGGCGATGAAAAGCGCCCAGATCGCCAAACTGGCCGAGCAGGCATTCAGCGAGCAATGGCCGGATGGGCTGACCCTTTCCAAGCGCCTGTGGAGCTGGGACAGGGAAACACGCTCCGGCCTGACGCACGTCCTGCGCGATGCGATCCGCCAGGGCCAGAGCGCGAACCGCACGATCTACGCCATGCAGCGCCGTATCGAGCGCGCCGCCGGCGGCGATAAGTTCAAGATCGTCGAGCAATACCGCGACGACTGGGCGACCGAATTGTGGCAGTCCGCGCAGACGATCATCCACGACCCGAAAGCCAAGGCGCAATGGGCGTCCACGGTGAAGGACATCAAGCGCCATATCGACCAGCTCGCCGAAACCGGCACGCGCTCGGCGGCCGAGCGGCTGTTCAGTCAAATGCTGGAAGCGGTTAAACAAGGCAACGGCGATCTGGCGGCCCGGTCCGTGCATTGGTGGATCTACGACAAGCAGCTCTTTCATTTGAAGCGCATCGCCCGCACCGAAATGGCGACCGCCGCGCACCGGGCGGTGATCGACGGCACCCAGGACGACGAGACCGTGATCGGCTACCAGTGGCGGCTGTCCTCATCGCACCCGCGCCTGGACATCTGCGATTATTACGCGAATATCGAAATGGGCCTGGGCCGTGGCGTATGGACCAAAGATAGCGTGCCGCGCCACAAGGCGCATCCGCATTGCATGTGTCTTTTGATTCCGCGCGTGACGCGGATCAAGCATGCCGGTTCGCAGGATTATGCCGAGTTTGTCAAAGGCGTGACGCCGGAGCGGCGCGAGCAGTTGTTGCCGAAGTGGGCGCAGGCCGCGCTTAAAAAAGGCGCGCCGCTGGATCAGATGATCCGGGCGGACGGGTTCGG